ACTTCTTCCGCAACTTAGTTTACTCTGCACCTGATGCTACGTCTACCAACAAGGAGACTGGCGAGGTGTTCACAAACCGCTGGTGCACTGTCCGCTCTTACGAGGAGCAAGACTTCAGCTTCAGCTGATGACTTGGGGGGAGCTACGGCTCCTCCCTTGTTTTGTCTGTACCATCAGAGACATTCGAAACACCATCAGAGACCCATTCGAACCTTTAGACGTTAAGACTTAGACTGTTTGTAAGTGTAGCCTCTTGGCTTCACACACCACTTTCTCCCACTTTTCGACACCATATACTTTCATTCACATTCTATTCTATTACATTCCCATGAACACAGTCTACTACCAAGGTCAGTACATCACCTACTCTTCTTACCTCAACAGCATTGCAACACAATACTAATCATGGCTAAGAACGTACTCAACAATCTTGTACTCGACAGATACAAGAAAGCCAAGCGTGATGTAGTTACACTCGGGTCATCACTACTCGAGGAACGTCAACGCATTCAATCACAAATCTCCAACCTGCAAGAGCAACTCAAGCAGATCAACGAAGAACTCAAATCAAACCAAGCTCAATGAAAGACACACTCGTCCGCTACTTACTCGTAGCATCAATGGCACTACTCATTGCATCACTCACATCATGTGGTACAATGACACATTACTCATCAAGCTACTCTACATGCGCAGCTTATCAGTAATACTACTACTGCTAGTCAGTATAAGTACAGCACAATCTCAAGTCTACTGCTGTGAGGCGTTCGGTTACATACAGGATAACCACAAGAACTCTTACTGGGGGTCATTCAAGGAAGACATGACCATGATTGAGGTTACAGATAGGGACAGATGCAGTGAATCGCGTCTGCTCCCTATCACCGTGCTTGAAGTAAAACGTAGACGCAAGAATACTAGGATCGAGATCGTCATACACTCTGATGATTTCGATTGTTGCACGTACCTGATAAAGCTATCGAACTACACGTACGATAAGTTTTATCTCAACTAATGGCGTAAGGTGACGGCCATCAACAGTCACCAATTCTATTCTTTTATTTTCTTTTATCATGGCACAAGCCTATGAAAACGCCCTGGCAACGGGCCAAGTTGTCATCCGTAAGTGGTGGGTTAACACTAACTCCTCCAAGAACCAAATCACTGTTCAGTTCCAGCAGGAAGTTGAGCGTCCAGCATCTGCTGCGTCAGCCAACAGCTTGTTGATCTCACTCGAACAGGGAACTGAAGCTCTTGGTAATACGACTCGTGTTACTGCCCTTCGTTCGTTCAACGCAGACAAAGCTGCTGCCATCCTTGGATCTCGTGAAGGAGATGCTACTCAGGGTGGTGAGACGATGTTTGCAAATGACTTCTATGCACAGCTCGGCGCTCCTGCCGGTACAGAGCTTGCAGTGCAAGTCACTGAGAACTTTGAGAAGAATCCCTACTCAAAGACTCAGACGCCTAAAGTCAACCCATCTACTGGTGAGGTTGTAATGGCACACAACGATTCTACTGGTACTGAGATGCCAGTGTATCGTCACACTGACCTTGTTGTTGCATCTACTTGCAGCCACAAGTTTATCAGTGCATCGCAAGAGGAGGAAGCTCCTCGCGCAGCCATCGGTCGTCCGCAGTTTGCTGACGCTGGTGAGTTGATGTCGTAATGCATCAACTAGCCCATACATAGGTTAGACACCTACAATAGAACCCTGCCTCGATGGGCGGGACCAACAGGGTTCTATTTTTTCAATCAGCCGAAGTGTATTTTTTTTACAGTCTTGATTGCATGACCAGCAGACAGACGAACTTAAACCAAACAACCAATGGGTAAGATGAAAGAGATCGCAATGATCATTCAAGACGGGGACGTAGACACATTGTCCACCATCATTGATCTTGCAAAAAGAAACAAACGTTCCGGTGTATTCTTTCGAGGTAGGAACCTTACGTTTGAAGAAGCGGACACCATGCTAAACTTTGCACTAGATGAAATCAATAAGATTCGTAGGTCAGAACAGCCCCCTCAATGATATCCCGACAGCGACGATACAGGAATGCCAAGCTTATTGTAAAAGCAAGACAGTTCTGGGGGTGGACACCGAGACAGAGGGTTTCGACTTCACGTGCAAGAAGCTCATCATGTTCCAGATTGGGGACAAAGACAGGCAATACGTCATCGACACACGCACAGTCAGCATCGAACCCCTCAAACAAATACTCGAGTCAAATGAGATCACAAAGATTTTTCACAACGCTAAGTTCGACTACAAGTTCATTAAGAAGTGGGCTGGAATATCAGTTCAAAAAGTATACGATACGTTTCTTGTCGAAAGAGTTATCAATTGTGGTAAACAAGACCATGGATACTCTCTTGCCCGGTGCACAGAGAGATACCTCGGTCACACTCTCGATAAAGAGACCCGCAACAAGTTCATCGGTCTCAAAGGTCAACCTTACACCGTCGATCAAATTACGTATGGGGCCAACGATGTGGTTTATCTGCTGGACATACGGGAGAAACAGCTTGCACTACTTCGTACGTATGAACTGGAGCAAGTCGCCCGTCTGGAGAATGAAGTAGTCAGAGTATTTGCTGAGATTGAGTACGAGGGTCTGGACATTGACAAGGACAAGTGGACAGTTATGGCAGAAAAGAATGTCAAGCTGGCATTTGAACAGGAGATCAAGCTAGACAAACTGGTATTGGAACACCCTTTGCTACAGCAGTATCGTATCCCAGTACAGGTGGATATGTTTGCTCCCATGGAGGAGACTAGGCATACTCACATCAACTGGGGCTCCCCTATGCAGACCCTCAAACTATTTAGAAACCTAGTACCTGAACTTGAAGATGTCAACGGTAAGAAGCTCAACAAGTACAGGTACAAACACAAACTAATCGATGAATATATACGCTATAAGGAAAGGACAAAGCTCGCAAATGCCTATGGAACTAAGTTCTTCAACTACGTCAACTCAGACGGGAGAGTGCATACAAACTTCTCGCAAATACTTGATACTGGACGAGTATCTTCCTCTAAGCCTAACATGCAACAGATTCCGGGCGACAATACCTTTAGAAATTGTTTCGTCGCACCAGAGGGATGGGTCTTTGTCTCGTCCGATTACTCTAGTCAGGAACTAAACGTCATTGCATATGGAAGTCAAGACCCTGTTTGGTTGGATGCCCTTGAAAAAGGTCTCGACCTCCATGGTGTATGCGCCGACCTTGTCTTCGAAGATAAGTGGAGGAACGCTGACGCTGATGAAAAGAAGAAGCTACGCACGCAGATTAAGGCGATTAATTTCGGACTGGCCTACGGAATGGGACCCTTTAAACTGGCGGACACACTCCAGATATCAAAGCACGAGGCTGAGGCACTTATAGAGAAATACTTTACAGAGTTCCCCAACATCCGTGACTTTCTACAAAAACTTGGTACGTTTGGTACACGCAATGGCTATATTCGTACCTTCAAGCCCTTCAAACGACGTCGCTGGTTTGACAACTGGTTCCCTAAGATTTGGAATGACAGGTCAAAGATGCAGGAGTTTGGGAGCATTGAACGTGCCAGTAAGAACACACCCATTCAGGGTAGCTCTGCGGATATGACTAAGCTTGCGCTTATCTACATATACAAGGAGATACAGAAGAACTGGAGGGGTGATGTCAAGATTGTCATGACTGTCCACGATCAAATCGATACGATCTGCAAAGAGAATATCGCAGGAGAGTGGGCTAGAATGATGACAATGGAGATGGAGAGAGCTGCGAAGGTCATTGTACCTAATGGCTTGCTCAAAGCCGATACAAACATCTCTCAAACGTGGGAGAAGTAGTATCATGCCTCGGTAGCACAACTGGATAGTGCAACAGCCTTCTAAGCTGTAGGTTGTGGGTTCGAGTCCCGCTCGAGGTACGCGTGTGAGGCGACAATAAGCCTGCTCGCAGTTTTCATTCAATTACAGGTGAGGGGCTGGTGAAACGTCACTGGCCCCTTTTTGTCGCTAAAACATTTTTCAAACATTTATATCATGAAACATTTTATTGCTATCATTTTGATGGGGGGATTTTCTATCCTCAGTTATTCTCAAAACCTTCGGGTTGAAAAAGTAGATGAGTTCACAGGGAACGTCATCAAGGTTACTGAAAGTGTCAAAGCTGGTACTCGTGGTACCAACAAGCTGTACATCTCTGTTCGTAGGGTAAATGATTCCTATGCACTGGAGCTTTGGAGTACATCAGATCAGGGATGTGGTGGTGCAGCTGGCAACTACGCAATTCTGCTGTCTTCAGATGGGGAAAACATTAAGTACAGTTCAGACATTCTAGACGTTGATTGCAGTGACACTGCTTCTTCTTTGTATGTCATCAACATTGAAGAGCTGAAGAACTTCGATGTATCTAAGATTAGGTTTGCTCAGTCAGATACGTACGATGACTTTTCGTACGAGTGCGAGTACACATTTCAAGAACTAATCAAAGCTGTGGAATAATCACAGCTCCAGCGCCCTTAGCTCAGTGGTTAGAGCAGATGACTCATAATCATCCGGTCGCAGGTTCAAGTCCTGCAGGGCGCACAAATAGATTCACAACATGGACAAACTCCTTAACCCTTATCTCTACCCAGGGCTAGCTCCTCAAGCAAGAAAACAGATAATGTACAAGACGTGCTTCGACAAGGGGGAACTCCTCATCATTGCAAAAGCAGTCTGTAAGGAAAGCGATATAGAGCTTGACGAGCTAACGAGTAGCAAAAGGGATGCGAATCTGGCTGATGCCAGAAAGATATTCTATCACCTGAGTGGTAGAAAGCTATACAAGTTTACGCGCAAGAGGCTCGGTGCGTACACGGGTAGGGATCAATCGACAGTTACTTGCGCAATGCAGCGGTGTGAGGACCTGTTGGATATAGATCCCAAGTTTAGAGCCCTATACAAGGACTGTTGGGAAACAGCCACAATACAACTAAACTCCTTTGGATACGAGTTTCGACAGAGTATCCTTAACCAAGAACAAAATGAACAAAGAAACAGAAAGCTATCTTCTTTCGCGTATTGACAACGTGGAGAAGCAAGTCAAGACACAGAGACGTCAGCTAGTAAATTTGATTGTTAAATATAATGAGTTAAGCTATGAGCAAAACATGGGAAACAGACATCGAGAGCGACGTGGGAACGTTACGACTAAAGATTGAGTATTTTATAGACTACGGTCAGAAGGGCGATTATGACTCCCCTAGCATTGAACCAGGTGTAGAGATTGAAGAGATGGAGCTGTCTATCAAGAAGCTCGATCCTGATGTAGTACAACACTTGCGTGAAGAAATACTAGAAGAGGTAGTATACTATGACCCAGAAGACGATAGAGATTAAATCAAAAGAGCAGAGCAATGCCCTCAACGCATGGCATAAGGAAGGATATCGCGGTAGCATTATTGCTGGTACTGGTTTTGGGAAAAGCCGGTGCGGTGTTCTGGGTGTTGCTCACTCTATCAAAGATGGTGGTAGAGCTCTTGTTCTTGTACCTACTACGCAGCTTCAGGATCAATTCGAACTGGAGTTCAAGAAGTGGGGCAAGACACACTTGCTCTCAAGAGTAGACATACTCTGCTATCAGTCTGCACACAAGCTAGAAGGTGAACACTACGAGATCGTAGTATGCGATGAGGTTCACCTCGGCTTATCCCCGGTCTATCGTAGGTTCTTTGAGAACAATACATACGATAGGCTGCTGTGCATGACAGCAACACTACCGGAAGACATGGAGTACAGAGCACTGCTGCACAAACTGGCTCCCATTGTATACCTCATTACCCTGGATGAGTGTGTATCTATGGGGCTTGTAGCACCTTACGATGTGTACTGTATTCCTGTCGATCTTACCCCAGTAGAGCGCGCAGCCTACAAGAAAGCAAACAACCTATTCGTACAATGCAAGTACAGACTGGGTGGGTTTGATGCTTTCAATATGGCCAGCGCAATCTTGAAGGGTGCTCCGGGGGACAAAGGAGCTGCAGCTCAATTCTTCAATGCCATAAGACAGCGTAAAGCAGTCGTGCAACATGCTTCAAACAAGATATCAGCATCAAAGCTATTGGCACAACATCATGCAGGTGAGAAGATTCTAACGTTCTCAGGGACGAATGAATTCACAAACATGATGGGTGAAGAACTGGGTGGTTTGGTGTATCACTCTGGTAAGACCACAAAGGTCAGGAGAGATATACTGGACGAGTTCAAAGAGTCCGATGATGCAATCCTATGCAGTACCAAGGCCTTGAACCAAGGCATGGACGTACCTGACGTAGGTGTTGGGATTATTGCAGGGCTTGAAAGCAAGTCCCTGCCTATGATCCAAAGAGTTGGGAGATTGATTCGCTTCAAGAAAGGGAAACGCGGGAACATATACATACTGTATGTGCGTGATTCTCAGGAAGAGAAGTGGATGCAACAAGCAACTAGTAGTTTGAATAATGTTTATGTAGGGGTAACCCTCAACCAAATCCTTAATTAATATGTGTGCAAACACCCGATACTCAGTAGAGGACGATCAGCTCATCGTAAAGATGGTGGAGTCCGCAAAGAACAAATGCCTTGGCTTTGAGAAAGCAGCCAAAAAACTTGGTAGAAGTGATACTGCAGTCATGCAGCGTTACTACAACCAATTGCTCCCTGCAAAGAAGAGAGCTGCTAGGAAAGTGCTCAAGCAAAAGGCCCCAAGAACAACTGACAAGATAACTGGTGCTGAGAAGGCCGTAATCTCTGTCAACGGTGTAGAAATTACCGTACTGTTTAAATAATTGTAATGCTCGTAGAAGTCAACACAGAAGTTCTAAAGAAGTTTGGAATAAGTGCTGATGATTTCTTATATTTGTACCTCTTGCATGCCAATGCTAGCCATGTTGGTAAAGAGTTAGACCTCAAACCAAACCTAGAGGACCTGCAAACCAAGGGCCTAATTAAGCTGGGGGACAAGCCTTCAGAACACGTAGTCCGATACGAGTTCTTGACAATAGTTGAGGACGACTTCGGTAGAATGTGGTCTGAACTTGTCTCCCACTTTCCTCTAAAGGTTATGGCAAAGGATGGTCTGCGCATGCTTAGAGCAAGAGACGCAAACGCAAAGACAAACCAGAAGTCAAAGAGAGCTTACGAAAAGTACGTGGGTAAGGACAAGACAAAGCATGACCACGTCATGAAGTGTCTCAAGAACGAACTCATGCATCGTAAGCACACTAACTCTCTGGGTTGGATGCAGCAGCTCCAAACGTGGGTTAACAACCACACATGGGAGAAGTATGATACAATAGACAATGACAAATCAACAGCCTCCCAATCAAGAATCACACGCAAGCTATGACCTAACAGGCATCAAGGAACTCAAGCATATCTCTCAAGACGTCAACAAATCCATTGCTGAGGTCAAGACTGCTATGTACGGGAACCGTAGAGTCTACCCCACCAAGTGGCCAAGACTCAACAGAAACCTGATGGGGGGCTTGCAGCCCGGTAAGATGTATGTAATCGCAGGTCGTCCTGGTGTGGGTAAGTCCGCTTTCTCTAACCAGTTGATCTTCGACATACTAGATACTAACGCACACAAGAACGTAGTTGTTCTGTACTGGAGCTTTGAGATGCCGGGGTATCAGCAGATACTTCGTGCAGGTTCAAAGGACACCAAGATGCAGACATTCGAGCTCTTGTCTGTGGAGAATAAACTCTCTGACGAGAAGTTTAAAGCCTACGAGGGTATGGTACAGAAGTACAAGGACTACCCAATCTTTTTCTGTTCTATTCCACAGGACATGGAGAAGGTCAAGAAGATCAACGAGGATGTGTTTATCAGGTACCCTGGTACGACAGTCATCAATCTGATTGACCACTCTCGTCTTGTGAAGGGAAATGCTGACACAGAACTGCAGAGACTCAATGTATTGTCTAAGGCATGCATGTGGATGCAGGCTAGGATGACATGCATTACGATACTGCTATCACAGCTCAACCGTAACATTGAACAGGAGTTCCGTGCCAAACAACAATACCAGCCCCTCTTGACAGACCTATTCGGTGGTGACTCTATTGGTCAGGATGCACACGTAGTGATGATGCTACAGCGTCCCAATGACCTGTATGGTATTACGGATAGCTATTGCGGTGAAGACCCTGTTGGTCTCATGGCAGTGCACATCGAGAAGAACCGTGATGGTTTGCTCGGTATGATACCATTCGAAACAGATCTATCAACATTCACAATCAATGAGCGAACTAGTACTTCCAAAACAGGTGGTTAAAGCTGCCCGCAAATCACCTAAGAACATGATTATCTATGGTCCACCGAAGATCGGTAAGACCACAGCTTTGTCCCAGCTTGAGAACTGTCTCATCATTGACCTGGAGGACGGGTCAGATATGGTGGACGCACTCAAGATCAAAGTCAACTCCCTCGCTGAGTTGGCTCAGGTCGGGAAAGCTATTACTAGCGAGGGAAAGCCGTACAAGTATATTGCCATCGACACTATTACCCAACTGGAAGTGTGGTGTGAGCAGGATGCAAAGCAAATGTATCAAGCCACACCCATGGGTAAGAACTTCGACAAGGACAATAAAGGT